ATGACAAACACAATCAGAACAAATGCAACGGTTAACTACAACGGCAAGACCTACGACTGGGAGACAGTCAGCAGCTACTTTGATTTTGAGATTTCCGACACCATCGACTGGGACGGCGACGAAACAAACGAAGAGACCCTGGAAAAGTACATTGCAGCCTCTCCGGAGTTCGCAGATCTGTTCGACTATGACTTCTTCCCGATCGACTGACAATAATTTTTAACATCACATTTTTAGAGACCACTCTGTCCGGACAGGGTGGTCTTTTCTTTTTTCGCCGCCCGGAAAAATGCGTGGAACTGGCTGTACACCTGGCACTCCAGCGGATGCGTCAAGAATCCATCTTGCTTGTACAGTGTTTCCATGCGCTCTGCACGCATTCTGGCGGCTCTCTGGGAGACGTTGCACACGCTGGCAATATCAACAGGCGTGTTGATGTCAAGACCCCACAGGACGCACGCAGGCATCAATACGCCTATCGCAAATTGTTCTGCGGCGAATTCTGCCGGATGCCATGACGTGCTGTCACCAGGAACCGCAAGCGGCACTGCATCGAGATGCCCCAGCAGATAGTGTCCCAGCTCGTGCAGTATGGTAACCCGTTTCCGTGTTTCCGGCTGTGCCGGGTCAAGTATGATCTGCACTCTGCCGTCTTCCCGGCGCAGAATTTTCCCGGATTCCCCACAACGCAAAAGTGGAGCGTAATCAATACACTCCACTCCGTAATGTTTTGCGATCTGCACCGGCTTAACCGGCAGCTCAGACACGCCGCAATCAATGAGACAACGCCAGCTTGCAATCCTGGCGTCCTTGCAGATATTGTAACCCATATATAATCACCTCAATGGTTATTATACCATTATAGGCGGTTATTATTTGCGGCTTACATATCCTCGTCTGTTCTCGGTGCGTTCTTGTCCATGTCCTCCAGCTGGTCCCTGTCATACGCTGCTTGATGCGGCGCATTGCCTGGGTCTGTACTTCTGGCAGCCTCTGTGACGATCTCCATGTTGCTCCGTGCCTCTTCTGAGTCTGAGTCGTTCACAACTTTCCGGATAATACCCATAAGATATTCACGGTTTTCCTTGTCCATGTAGAGGTACGCTGCTAAGATTCCCCTTTGGGCGTCGTTGAGATGATATTCTGCCGCCACATCTCTTATAACATCCCTTGGTGGGTCGGCGCTGGGTCTGCCTAGGAGATAATCGGTGGTCACCCCGTAAAAATCAGCGAGCTTTTGCAAACTGCCTAAACCAAGTTCCCGTTCCCCGTACTCATATTTTGTATATGTGGTATATGGGATTCCGGTACCATTGCAGACATCTCTTTTTGTCAATTTCCGCTGGGTTCGCAGCTTTTCAAGTAAGTTTTTTGTTTCCATTATATCACCTCCCTTCTTTTTATATTATGCCACAATTGTGGTAACTTGTCAAGTGGAAATTTTGAAAGGTTGTTCATATTGTGCGAGCTGCACAATTTTCAACTATCACATTTGTGGAAATTTTTATGCTAAAATAGCTTGACAGTTCGCACAAAGTGGTGTATAATATATACAGTGATTCACACAGGGGTGCGAACAACTGAACAAGAAATATCACGGAGGAATAACGAAATGAAGTGGATTAACGAAAGCAATGTGGAGTTTGATCACGGAAACCATGAGCCGTGCATTTTTAAGTTTGATAATTCTAAGGTGTGGTTTATGTTTGATGTACTTTGCAGCACACAGACCGTAAGAACCGAAGCGAGAAAACTCGGTCAAGCATACGGAGCGAAAGAAATCACCATCAAGCATCTTTGGGAAGGCTACAAAATCACAGAATCACGGGAAAACGTTGTAAACTTTTCCCGTTACGACGGAAAATATAATTTCTACATTCCACTTACTGTGAAAAATGGGGAGCGACGCAAATTCAAAGATTTCGATGATTCCGAACTTTTTGCATAATGAAAAAGCCGTCCGGCGGTACGGCTCTAAACTGACCGCTCCACGCCGTAAGGCGAAAAAAACCCGCCGCAAAGCGGCAGGCTCTTGAAGATGCCTGGAATCAATACGATTAGTACTTAATCTCGTACTGCATGGTCTGGTAGGTTGCGACGTTGTCAGCGGATACCGTATCACCGGTATACTGGACAACCTCCACCTTGTGCGTTCCCTCGCTCAGACTGCCACCGGACAGGTCAAGCGTGGACTGAGAATCAGACAGCTGCTGCTTGTCCACAAGGTTACCGTCGATGTAGATGTAAGCCATCATAGACCCATCATAACCGTTGGTGTTAATCCCGATCTGCTTGATCTGCATATCACTTGACGCACTGACAACAGGAATGTTTCCATCCTCTGTTGTGCCGCCGGCGGTGGACAGGTACACAGTACCGTCTCCGGATGCGGTGTAATCTCCTGCCGGAATGGTTTCCGCTGCAGAAGATTCCTCCACGCTGGACCCGTCAGCCTGTGAGGATGTTCCAGAACCTGTGGAACTGCCGCAGCCTGCAAAACAGAGCATAGATGCAGCAGCGAGTGTGATTGCTAATAATTTTGATCTCATAAAAAATACCTCCAATCTCAAATATAATCTTATTATAGCAGATTGTGAAATATTTTTCAAGGGGTATGGCAAAAATATTATAAAAAAAGGGGGGGAATGAAAAATGACGGTCAAGGAAATACTGGAAATTGCCGGTGACAATCAGCTGCTTGCAATGATGAAATATCTAAACCGCAGTATGCGGAACGATGAGTCAAGGGACAGATACAATCTTGCAGAGGCGAAAAAAGAACGCCGGAATATTGCAAGGGAAATCAAGGCAAGCGTTGAAATCGGGGTGAGAAAAAATGCAAGCAATTAAAGTACTTGTGATCGTGATAGGATTCGCAGTCGCATTGTGCGTTGCGAACAGATCGTGATAACTGACAAGAAAAAGCGCAGGAGGTGAAATAAAATGAAATCCATCCGAGAAAACAGAAACGCCATTGATGAAACTCTGAGAAAGTTGGGTGGCTATACCGCACAAGAACTGGCTGATAAGATTATGGCGGCGGAATCTTGGGAAGAATGTGAGCTGGAATGCGAAGAGTTGTGCTATCGAGCAAATTTGCTGACAGCTTGGAAAAATGCGGTAAAAGACGATTCCAAATGCGTTATTGTGGCAGCTGCTCTTAATTTGGGAATTGAATTGGAGTATGAGGTCAATACACAATATATCTGATTTATTTTGTCCTGAGTAAGACGTTAAACTGCTTGATATGCTCCTTTCAATTTGGCTGACCGTGGCGCTGGTAACACCACGGTCGAATGTGGCGAGCAGGCAGCCGGTCTACCTTTCCGCCGGCTCCGGTGCAACTCCGGAACGCCGCACCAACATCCTCAATACGCCCATGGGCGTAATACCTCCATTTTATTTTTTCCCCCTCATGCGGCGGTAGGTACGATGCCGCCGCAGATGGATTGATGCAATCATGCCGTGGGCTGACATCCCACAGTTCCGGGTGCAACTCCCGGACGCTCCACCAGCCGAGCTGCAGGCAATAAGCAACGATCGGAACCCGTTGCAATATGCAATACAATACACGCAGCAGCGACCACGGGCGGCTGAAAACCCGTAAATGCACAATTGCATACCGTCCCGCATTGAGATATGCGTGTGCTGGTGTTTCCGACGGATTGTACAAAACAGTCCGGTTCCAGAAATCCAAAAAGAAAGCGAGGTGAAACAAAATGGCAGATGCTGTAAAAACAAAATTTGACGAGACAACCACGCTGGTTGATATGTGCAATAAGTACCGGGCAGATGTGGGAAAGACCGTCATATTTCTGGAGCTTATGGGAGGTCTTACGGAAGAAGAAACAAAAGACGTGCTGTATGTAGCAATCCGTTGCTGCTGCCGCAATGAGAGTCCCCCGATGATGCCGGCATGAAAAGAAAGGAAGATGAAACATGGACAATAACCTGCAGACGTGGAATTATGAGAGTTCCGAAATCCGCACCATTGAGAAAGACGGTGAACCGTGGTGGGTACTGGCTGATGTGTGCAAGGTTCTGGAAATCAGCAACAGCAGAAACGTTTCCAGCAGACTGGAAACGGATGAAAAGGGTGTAACTCTGGTGGACACCCTTGGCGGAACACAGCAAATGACCGTTATCAACGAATCCGGCTTGTACGCCG